ATCCATACCCGGAATTGAAGATTTAAACATTGTATTTGTAAGATGGAACATAAAAGCACTACCACCAAGCATCATGACTAATTTAAGTTCCGGTGCCATTTCACTCCTACCACCATACTTTTCAGCTAATTCTTCAAAAACCTCATCATAATCTGTAATGTTTTCATTAATACTTTCAGACCACCCATCTAATTTAACATCAAATGGATCAAACTTATTGTTTAAATACTCTAATCCGGTAATGGCTGCCATGATTACTTTCCGTTGTAATTTTATTGAATTGTCAACTTCTCTCTGTTTTTTCAACTTTAAATATTCATTTCTCATATCTTCAAGATGCGAGTTCATATTGTAATTCATAGTTGTTCGAATACCCTGGGATTCTAACTTTTTGAATTTATAAATAAGATCAATTTTTTCATTTTTAACTTCTTGTGCGGACATTGCTCCAAGAGGTTTAAATCCACCATTTTCATGACCAATTTGTTTACTAATTAATGGGTCTTCTTCAACTGGAATAGATTTTATTTCTTCTTCTTTAGGAGGCTGAACAAATTCTTTTTCCTTTTCTTCTTTATCTTTGAAAAAATCATAGTCTTCTTTTTTCTTTGTCATTTCTTCACCACTAGAATAACCATTATCGCTATTTCCAGAACTGTAATTTTTATTAGCTAAAAGGTCAACGCCAAAGAGAGCATCATCATTTTTTATATTTAGTTGTGACTCACTACCACCACCCATTATATTTTCATCAATGCTTATTTTTTTATCATCACCATCAAAATTAACATTAATATCGTCAATTCCCGCCATATTTAATAAACCTTAAATATTAATATTATCATATATACGCGCATAGTAGTTTTAAATAGTTAAACACTAAGGTAATCAACGATATTTTGAGGCATTTCTTCAATCTTTGTATTATAATGCTTCTTTAAGTTTTCTAAATTTTCCAAATCTCGTTCAGTTACAAAGTTAATAGCAACACCTTTACGCCCATATCTTCCACTCCGTCCTATACGATGAATATATGTTTCTTTTGATCTAGGCAAATCAAAGTTAATAACAAGAGATAATTGTTGAATATCAATACCTCGTGAAAGTAAATCGGTTGAAAGTAATATTCTTGTTTGACCACTCTTAAATTCATTCATTGTTTGTTTTCTTTCATCACCCGTTAATTCTCCATGAATCATAGAAACTGGGAAATTTTCTTCAATGAGGTTTTTATAAATTTCATTCAATTTATTTTTAGAGTTAAAATAGATAATACACTGCGATATACTTATTGTATCATACAAATCTTTGAGTATATCATATTTCCAATCACTAACTTTCATATTAATATAAAATTGAGTAATTCCTTCTAATGTCAATGCTTCTTTCTTTACTAATATTGATTCTGGTGAATTCATAAAACTATTTGTTAGTTCAATAACTTCATCAGGTATTGTAGCACTGAAAAGACATATTTGACACTTTTCAGGAACACATTTTACAATGTTGTAAATTGTTTCTTTAAAACCATATGATAAGATTTCATCTGCCTCATCAAAAATAAGTGAAACCAATTTGTCTGTAAAAAGTGACTTTTTATTTATCATATCTAAAATACGACCAGGCGTTCCAATAACAATTTGAGGCAGTTTATCGAGACCACTGCGACATTCAAACACATCTGTTCCGCCAACTACTTCCATGTATGTAACATCCATATATTTACTCAGCTCTCCTACAACTTCTGTTGTTTGTTTTGAAAGTTCACGTGTAGGACTTATAATTATAATCTGTGTTGATTTTTCCTCTTCATTTAATCTTTCTAAACTACCAATTACAAACGCCCCCGTTTTCCCTGTACCTGACTGTGCTTGAGCAATTACATCTTTTGTTGATTTAATAACAGGTATAGAACTCGTTTGAATCGCCGATGGAACCTCAAAACCATATGAGTATATTCCCCGTAGAAGGTTATCTTTTAAAGATAGATCTTCAAAAGTTCCATTATTATTTTTTACCTCCTCCATTTACTTTTTATCTTTATATAATATTTAATAAATTATCTTTAATTGCTTTAGATTTTATTTAACATTTCTTTTACTTTTTGTAAATTTGCTCCAGTAACCCTAGTTATATAATTTCTATCTTTGAATAATAAAAATGATGGTACTGATTCTATATCACATTTTTCACATATCTCGCTATTATCTTCATCTGAAACATCTATTTTAAAAAAAAGTATGTTCTTATATGTTTGGGTTAATTGAACAAAATTATCCCATATTTGTTGGCATGGACCACACCATGGGGCTGTAAAATAATAAATAATATATCCTTCCATATCAAGTTTTGTAAAACATTCATCACCCGATATAACCTCAATCATCTTTATAAACTATTATATATATATTTTATAAATTATGGACTCATATAATCATAGTTATAACTTTCATCACTTTCATAAGATTCTAGTTCTTCTATACGCTTTTCTTCATCGTCAATTTCTCTTCTAATTTCTTCAATTCCAAAGTTAACTGTTATATCATGTCTATAGTTTCTAGTTTGAAATACTGGTCGTGGTCCAGGGAAATCTTCCTTGTTTATTACACGTTCCCAATAACCAGAACCTATATAGAATCTTAGACGGTTTGAACAGATGTAATTACAGGCATGAACAACATCATCTTTTCCACAACTAACGCTAATCCATGGCTTTCCTTCAATCTCACTCTTACAATGAATACAACGTATAGTATTATCTTCTTCATCGTTAACTTCATCCGTTTGAGGCTTCATAGGAAAAGACATGATTTTTTATTTTTATATCTTTGTTGTTTTGTATCTCTTGTAAAATTTGTTTCAAATTTGTTTTAGATTTTGAGTGATGTAGTATTACTATTTATTATTTTCATATATCTTTATACTATTTAAAAATTGAAACCTATTATATACTAAAACAAAGTCTAAACAAAATGGATATTAAACGTGATGATATCGTTGACTATATCAATGGATATCCTGTAGATCAACAAAATAGTGATATAATCAAAAGGGAATTGTATGAGGTCTATAATGTAGATGGAGATGAAAATAAAATGTATGTGATTGATATTAATGTAGATTCCATTGTTTCTGAAAATCAAAAGAATGAGAATATTTATACTATAAGAAAAGAAAAACTTAAAAAGTTAAAACTACTCGAACTTCCAGAACAAAGGAGTCCTGAGTGGTATTCTATGAGAAAAGAAATGCTAACCGCTAGCTCTGTAGCATCAGCAATCGGAAAATGTCATTTTACAACGCGTGAAGAACTTATACTTTCTAAGATAGAAGATAAACCATATGTATCAAATCCTATTACAGAATGGGGTGTAAAGTATGAAGATATAGCAATTCTATTTTATGAAGAACTTTATAATGTAAAAGTTCTTGATTTTGGACTTATTCCACACCCTACTTTTAAGGCTTTTGGAGCAAGTCCAGATGGTATTTGTGACGATACGGGTAATGATGAATACGTTTCTAGAATGGTTGAAATAAAGTGCCCACCTAAACGCAAGTTTACAAAGACATGTCCACCCCACTACTTAATGCAAGTCCAGGGACAACTTGAAGTATGTGATCTAGATCATTGTGACTTTTTCCAGGTCAAAATTGAAGATTATGAAAATTATGATGATTATGTAAAAGATATATTTGTAGATGATGATATAATACTACCTGGAAGGACCTATCTAAATTATCCAAAAGGTGTTACAGTAAGTTATCGTAAAAAGGATGAACTAAAACTAACATATCTTTATCCGAGTTTGAACATGACAAATGAAGGTTATAACGATTGGATCAAAGAAAAGAAAATAGAAATAATCAATAATGGAGATGAATATGTAGAAAGTAAATGGTGGAAAATTACGAGATTTGAATGTACTCTTATTAAACGCGACTATACTTGGTGGAATGAAAATGTTGAGCATATCTTGAAGTTTTATAACGATATGGATGATTGTAAAAGAGATCCAGAAAAGCTTGCTGAACTAAAAGCAGAGATTGCGACATCAAAGAAAAGATCTTCAAAGAAAGAAATTAAAGTGGATGATTTTGCTCTTATTTCCGACGATGAAGATTAATAATCATCGTATGTATTAAGTTTAGGTTTAGCTTTCTTAGATTTTTGAGGATTTTCTTTATAAACTATTTTTTCTTTATAAACTATCTGTTTTTCAATACCTAAATATTTTTTTATTTCTTCTTTTCTTTCTTTTGATAACATATTATAATTTTTAAGGATTGTTTTTAAAAAATAAAAATAATCCTCATCGGGTTTTGTAAATTGTTTTAAAATATTCGTAGCTTTTGCTTCATAATAAGCGAAGTCTTGATCATTTTCTATAATATCATCATGGAGTTTATCGTCTTCATCTTCCATCATTTCCATGATCAGGGCTACGTCAGATGTCTTTTCCATTATTATTATAATAAAGAATACAGTTTAGTTTTTAAACTATTTACTATAAACAATACTATCTCAATTATACATAAGAGTAGGTTGTCTTTTATTTTTAGATAACATAGGGTTTCAAAGATTATCAGTAAAATTATTTGTATATTGGGGTTTTGTGAAAAATTATAACCAATAATCATAAAGATTATATCTGTAAGTATATTTACAATACTATCTCCTTTATATTTTAGATATCTCTTTTCAATGGGTCCTACTTTTAAATTTTGAAGATTTTCATTATAAATACTGTATAAACTTTCAATATTCTCTAATATTTCCCATAATATCTCTATAAATAGAGCATAATAAAAATTATATTTCCCCCCTTTATTGAATTTATTAAAAAGTAAGAATATTACGATTCCATGAGATATATGTGTAATAGAATAGGGATCTATGAGAGTAATGTCTCTTTCATGGTCAATTATATTGTATGATATAGCCTTATTTATCCTTTCGCTTTTTTGGATAGGCCAGACGCGAGTATTGAATAGTTTAGATTTTTCATCAGTAGTAAAGTAAAATACTATAATAGTAAATATAAGAATGAGAGCAATGTTTTTGGGTGTAAGCATTATTATAAATATATTATTTTTTCTAGGAGAATAGTATATGGAATTAAGTTTTATACTTTTAATTATAATAATTGGTTATGTAATACTAGATAAATGTTATGAAGGTTTCGTTACTTATCCCGATTCAATTGTTGACTGTAATCCAGAACCACGTTACAAAAATATCAATGAAAATATTTTAAAAAGTCCTCGTTTAGAAAGTTATCGAAGCTATTCTAAAAATAAAGATATGTATTCTCTAAATTCAAGAATACTAAAAGATAAAAAATGTGATCCCCAAGGTATTCCAACAAGTTTTTACTAAAATAAAACCTCTATTTATATTAAATGGTAATTAATCATAAGTTGTTATTTATAACGATATGTATATTTATCGCATATCGTTATCTAACTATGGAAGAAGTAGTTTTTTTAAAATAAAATATAATATAAATTAAATGAGTCAAATACTAAATAACGTGATAACAATAATCATGGGGATTATAATAGGATATCATTTATCTCACTTATGCTTGGATCGTTTAACTTTTTTGTAAAACTACGTTTATATATAAAAAAATAATTATTTATTCCTATAAAATGAACGGGCCATCAACAAGTATCAATGATATTGTTAGTGATAATAATAGATTAAGCAATGAGGAATCCGATATGGTTGATTCTATTATTAATGACTTAAATTCTTCAGGTAGCCCTCCTACATCTCAAGAAAAAATGCCTCAAATTACTGATGAAGAAAGAGAAGTAATCATGCGACAAAAAGCAATACAAGAAAAAGAACGCATACAATATCAAATGCAACAGCAACAACAACATATACAAAACCAGCAGATGAAACAACAAGAAGAAATGATTAATATGTATTCAGAAATGAATCATAAAAAAGAAGCATCATTAGAAGAAAAGATTAAAGATTTTCTTTTTAAATCAATTGATGTTTTTGTTGTCCTATTTTTATCAATATTGTTTAATGTTTCAACTTTCTCAGAGTTTTTGAAGTTCAAATCTGTACCATTATTTTATAATATAGAAACTGAATCATCTACAAATTATTCTATTGTATTAAAGGCTACACTAATCGCTATTGTTTTTGGCATCATTAAATACTTCATCAAATAATTCATTTTTTTCCTCAATAATCTTACAACATTTGTTTATAGTTACTTCTGATATCTTACAAATATCAGATATATCTTTTTTTGTAATATCATTTTTAGTTCTCTTTGTAAAATAGTAGATACAACCTGAAGCTATTGATGGTGGTGTGTTTTCTGAAATAATATTATACTTAACAGTCATTTTACATATTTTTAAGATTTTTTCAATATCTTCATCATTTATTTCAAGTTTATTACAAAATCTATTAATGAAGTCGTATGGTTTTGTAGACTTTGTTTTTGAAATGCGGTTCTTGTTTTTTTTATCCATATGAATTATCTCTTGACATTTTTTAACACCCTTTGTCATTACATTTGAAGAAATTCCAAACATATCGGCTATTTCTTTTGAACTTCTAGGGACATCACATTCTTTACAGGCAAAGTAGACACATGATGCTATAATTCCTTCACGGTTTGTCCCCCTCGATATTTTTGTAGAGGATACAATTTTATAGATAGATTTGGCTTCGTTTGTGATTTTACTTGGAATATTATTACGAGCACATACATTTTGAATTTCTAAGAATACTTTATAAACACTTCTTTCTTTGTAAGGCATACCACTCCATTGTTGCATCTTTCTGATCTGATACATATTTTTTGAATTAGATGAAAATGAAACTGAAGAACCAACTGAAGATTCAGGTAGTAACGTGTTAACAGGCATGCCGCAACGAGTTGGATCACTACTTTTGTTGTCTTTTGAACCATAGTATCTCCATTCGGGATTATCACATATATTTGTAATTACATTTGAACAAACCTTACATATAATCATATAATTATCATTTTGATAATTTTCTTTCATATCACAACATTTGACTTTTATTTCTTCTTCTTTTTTATCAAGTTCAGATAAGAAGTTAAAGTGATTTTCAAAATCCATTCTTTTTGTTTGGAATTTATTTTTAAATAGTAATCAAATTTATATGCCAACTGAAATAATTTCGGGCTTGTGGATTGGAGATGTAAATGATTCTTTTGATATAAATTTTTTAAAAGATAATAATATTTTTATAATGATTAACTGTACGTTAAATTATGGATTTCCTGATTTAAATTTAAAAAAATTAAGAATACCTTTATCAAATAATTTAACTCCAAGTGAAGATTTAGTATTATTAAATAAAAATAAAGAAAAGATATTAGATTACATAGAAGAAAATAGTGAATTATCTAATATACTTGTTTACTGTTATGATGGATTATTAATTTCACCACTTATTACATCTCTTTTTTTAATTTATAAAGGGAATATTTCTAAAGATAATATTCGGAGCATACTAAAATCTAAAAATCAGAATATTTCATTAGATGTAGATTTATCGCAATTCGGTTAAAAAAAAAATATTTATTATATTATAAATATGCCTAGAAGATCTGCCCGTAGAAGTGTTAATAGAGAAAACCGCCGTTCTACTCGCGCTGCCCGCCGCTCCGCCCGTCGCGCTTCCAGTTCGACACGTCGTTCAGCAAGACGTTCAGCAAGACGTTCTGTTAGACGTGAAGAAGATGAAGGAGGTATGCGTAGACGTTCCGCACGTCGCTCTGCTAGACGGTCCACACGTCGCTCTGCTAGACGTTCCGCCCGTCGTTCTGCTAGACGGTCCACCCGTCGCTCTGCTAGACGTTCGGCTAGACGTTCCGCCCGTCGTTCTGCTAGACGTTCGGCTAGACGTTCCGCCCCTCGCTCTGCTAGACGCTCGGCTAGACGTTCATCCCGTCGTAGGGCCAGACGTGGAGTTGAAGAAGAAATGTCCTTTGAAACTATGAAGGGTGGAAATGGCTTATGCCCATCTGGTGGTTCTCCACTCGAAGGTTTCGTCGGTGACGGCGCATACGAAGACCTACAAGGACAATAAATATTTAATTCATCCAATAATGTATTTTTCCATTTTCATGTATAGGTCTTTCGGGTCTAGGACAATCTATATTCCCTAACCACCAATCATCTTTTTTTTCATAATGTCTTTTACAGAAACCATCAAACTTTCCTGTAAATCCACATTGCCCTCCTCTTCCAGAATTCCATGTTCTAGCCTTACATCTATTTTCTTTACAAGAATATTTTTCACGATCTTTACATTTCTTGTTTATTGTCTTCGTTTGTTTTTCAAGTTCAACTTCTTTAAATTCAAAATCATTTTTAGAAAAGAACTCTTCTATAATCTTTTCAAGTCCTTCTTTTTCTCCTTCAAAACTATCAAAATATTTTATCAGATCATCTTTTAGTAATACTTTAAAGATGTCTTTATAATAAGTGTTCATATTCAATCTCGGCAATTAAATTATCAATAATGTTTGCTATTGTAATTTCTGTAAGTAAAGTTTCAATTTTTATTATTATTTCTTCTTTATCACTTTTAAAAAACAACATACCTGGATATCTCTTTTTAAGTTTTAAGAGTAAATCATCATCTTCATCATAATCGTCTACAAGTGTTTTCTTTTTTAATTTAGTTGGATTTGCTAAAAGTTTAAATGTAATGTCTTCTGTATTTTCATGCTCCATTTGTATTAGACTATTTTAAATACTGAATATTTGAACTTTATTTAAGTCGTTAGTATTCTTTTTTATACTATTCATTGTTATCGTAAGTTTTTCACATTTAGGGGTCTTATACTCATTATGTTTTTTCACCTTTATTGTATCATTAATTAACATATTATCATAATCTATAACACGACCTTTAAAGAAACTATCTATACCTTCAATGAGTTTTTTATCTTTTTTCTTAAGTTTAATAATCAAAAAGGTTCCCTTATCTAATATGTAATCATATTCGATGTTAATAGTTAGACCTATCATTGATACAAAATTAATATTGTATGATATCTTGATAGAATGTTTACTTTCTCTAAAAATTATTCTTTTAAATTCAAAATTTTCTTTGATTATAATAAGCTTCATATTAGAATAAAAATAATAATATAAAGAATGAAACTTAAATAATGATATATATATGAGGTTATCTTTAAAAGAAGAATCTCCAGATGAGTTAATCCATTATAAAAAATATATTACCCTTAAAGATATCATAGTAAAGAGATATCCAAATATTATAATACATGGATGTTCTAATTCAGGTAAAACATTTTTAATAGATTATATCTTAAATAAAATTTTTGGTTCCACTAAACAAAATAATGAAGATAAAATAAAATATAAAGAAAATACTAATTACTATTGGTTTGATTTTTCAAATCACTTGAAACATCTAATGATAAAAAAAATATATTCAATTATACAAAATTACGATCATTATAGAGATAATATAAACTATATTGTTATTGATAATTACAATGATATACAAGATAATATACAAAAAACAATCAAAGTTTTTATGGAGAAATATACAGAAACATCGCGCTTCATATTAATTACCAATAAACTTATTTCTATTGATCCTTCATCAAGGAATAATTGTTTTAATATTATGTTAAACGTTCCATCTAAATATGATAAATATATCTATTTCAAGTATAAGTTAGATAAAGAAGGTATTAAATATAACGATTTCCTACTTTTGAAAAAATGTGAAAAATATTCTATAGAGCATCTTATAAAACTATATTGTTTTGGTATGTCTCATTATGAAGATATTTATTCAAGAATACAAAAAAAGATATCTTTTATCCTATATGATTCATTTAAAATAGATGAAATAAAGTTACTGTCAATGAATATCAAAGAATTAGATTTAGATGTAACTCGTTTATTTAAAGATTTCTTAATGAATAATGTTTTTTGTGATTTTAAAAGTAAATTAATAATTAAAGAAATAGCCCATTACAATTATATAATTAAAAAATCATATCGTGATATAATTTCAATTGAATCTCTTCTAGTAAAATTATATTACATTTTGAATTATGGATGATTACTATAAGATTTTAGAATTAGATAAAAGTTGTAAAAAGATTGAGATAAAAAAACAGTATCATAAATTGTCTTTAAAATATCATCCTGATAAAAATGGAGATAATGAAAAATTTATTAAAATACATGAAGCATATGAAACTCTATATGATGATGAAAAAAGAAAAATATATGATGTAAAGTTGACCTTTAGAGATATTGATTTAACAGAGGATGATTATAATATTATTTTTTCTTATTATAATCGTTTTGTAGAATCTTATGAATACAAATTAATGATGCTCCTTTACAAGTCTATCCCTAAAGATGTAAAAGAAAAAGTTATAAAGAAATTTAAATATCGTAATACAAAACTTGTTTGTGCACAAAAAAGCATTGACATCACGTACTTAGATTATGACATTTCTATCAACTTAGTTATGAAAATAGAAGAATATGAAGGAAATGTTTTAAAAATTATTTACTTGTTTACAAGATATGGTGTTTACTATCTTTACATAAGAAAACCACCTAATAAATTAGTTTTTGATAATTTAAATAATAAATTTACCATTAATTTTTTTATAATTTAATTATTATATGTTTACACATCCTGATATTATATATGACTACATATATCCTAAAATAAAAGGAAAAACGATAAAATCACAAGAATTAAATAAACTTTATAATTTTTTTTCAGATGTAAAAGTGTTACCTTATGAAGAAATTGAGAGATCTTTTTCAAGTGAATCTTTTTCATCAGATTATGAGTTAACATTCGCTTCTGAAAATATTAAAAAACAAATTAAAGATTTTAATATGAAATATAGATTTGTTTTGGCTTTCCCAAATATGAAAGTAAAAATAAACATCTATACAAAAGAAAGATTAACAAATGTAAATTTCATAGATGAACTTTACACATATATAAGTTTTATCTTATCGATAAATCCAATAGAAAAAGATATTACTATCAATTACCATTTATCGGATGAAAAGAAATTTGTTAAAACTGGTATATTAACAAAAAATGAAGTAAATACTGGTTCATGTATGAATTATTCTGAAAAGTGTGTTATAAATATATGGAGAAAAGAAGAACTATTGAAAGTCACCCTACATGAACTTTCTCATGGTTTAGAACATTCCCACTACAATGATTCGTCAGATCTAATAGAACATTATAATAAGAAGTATAATACAACTTCTAAAGAAATAAATTCACATGAAGCATATACAGAAATATGGGCAAATCTAATCAATTGCTTTTTAATATCTCAAAAATATAAAAGACAAAAACAAGAATTCAAAAAACTCGTAACAATTGAGAAATTTTATTCAATTTTTCAAGCTCAAAAAGTATTGTATAATAGTCATAGAATGAATATTGACTTAGATAGTGATACAAATGTAACTGCTTACTTTTTAATAAGGGCAGAGTTATATCAAAGATTAAATGTTTTCCTTAAATTCTGTAGAGAAAACAACAAAAACTATGTTAAGTTAAAAAATACTAATCAATGGTTAGTATTTCTAAAATCAAAAATAAAAGTTAAAAAGAGTAGAATATTCAATAAACAAAAAAAATCTTATTTATTTAAAAATTTAAGGATGTCTATTTTAGAACTTGATGTTTCTCCTTAGTTGGAGAACTGACCTTCCTTGTTAGGGTAGTGGACCTTCATATACTTCTGGAGGTTGAAAAAGGTTAGCTCATCGCCCTTCTTGAGTCGTAGAAGCTTCTTTAGAGTAGCATCAACGTTGATGGTGCGCTTGTCTTCGGCCTTCTGAAGATTGTTTGCCTTACAGTATTCAGTGATCTTCTTGGTTACTTCGGTGCGGGCAATGAGTTCATCAGGACCGAGCTTGAGGAAATTACGGAGTTCATCTGAAATAGGTCCAGGCTTGGCGAAACCGCTAGGAGGCTTGTTAGGGTCAACTACGCGCTTAGCACGACCCTTCATTTTCTTCTGCATAACCTTGCGGTCACGGGCAACACGCTTTTCGAGCTGACGGACAGTGGTCATTAGACCCTTGAGTGTAGTCTGAGCAGTTGCCAACTGTTCTAGAACAGTTGCGAATTCATGATCATAGTTGTCTTCATCAACAACTCCCTTAGCGGAAGTGTCTTCTACAACAGCCGTTTCTACGACGGGTTCAACTACTGGTTCTGCTACTTTCTTAGCAGAAGTCTTCTTGGATGCTTTAGAGGAGGAGGTTTTCTTTGCCATTTTATTCTTTTCTATTTTTTATTTTATTCTTTTTACCGCACTTATTATGATATACTATATAAACTATTTCTTAAATAATTTAATATATATATATTTTGATGTATCTAATAGACAGCATGCATAATCCATTGATGAACCTCATAGCATCTTCTTGAAATAAGACCCAATCCTAAAAGAAAATACATATAACCTAACTTCTTATCATCTTCTGTAATGGCATTGTTAAATTTAGAAACTTCATTAATTATTATTTCTTGTAACTGTATTGTACTTGTAAGGGCATTTACTTCAACAACAGGTACATTAAAAGCAATTCCATTTGGAGGAGATATTCTAGCCTTAGTTTCGTATGGTAAATTTAATCTATAATTCCATATATCTTCTAGATTTCTGTAAAGCCCTTTTAATTTTCTCGAATTTAACTCTAAAAACCACTCAATATTACAACTATATCCAAATTGTTCCATTTCTGAAAATATATCAATAACTCTTTGTTTTAAATTTTGCCTACGACTTAATCTTAAATTATCGCTATTAATTATATCTTCTTCATTTGTAAGCTTCAATAATTTTGATAAATTGTTTGCCCTATCTTTTACTTCTTGAGGTATTTCTTCTCTTGTGTATGGATTGGTTTGTCCAATTTCTATCAACTTGTTAAATGATCTTATATCAAAAAACCAAATGAAATTTCCTTTATCTTTATAGGAAAAGAAATATTTTTGATCTATATCACTGATACTATCATATGTGAAAAAATCAGTATCATTATTACATTTCATTTTATCTTTGAAACCTTCTCCCTTTAAAAAATTAATTTTTATATCAGAATATTTTCTTTGTAATCCCTTTAAAAAATTTATGTTTTTGACTGTTAAAAAACTTCTTGTAAACAATACAGATGATGGAATTGTAATAGGGTTATCAGAATAATATTCATTGAGAATATTATAAGTATATTCTTTTTTTATATTCTTCCAACCATTGTCTTTAACCAATACATCAAGAGTTTTCAATATATCATTCTTAAGATAATCTGATTGTTTTCCAGTAAATTTGTCAAATAGAATAATTCCATCATAGGTTATATACTCATTACGATGTTTATAACAATAACCTCCATAGATATCTTTTTTTATTTTACTCTGACACCCTACTTTTTTACACATGTTACTTTAATATGTTCTTTGAAAAAAATATTTAAGTAAAAATATACCAAAAAAACTAAAATTTGAAACTTATATAAAGTTATGGTATTATATTAAAATAGAAAAGAGAAATAACACAGAACAACACAGAACAACACAGAACAACACAGAACAACACAGAACAACACAGAACAACACAGAACAACACAGAACAACACAGAACAACACAGAA